GAAGGTAGAATCTTAACGACCTACTGGCCTTGTGATTCAAAGATCACGACTGTCTCTACAAGTATAACTTCCGCCATAAAGTCCATGGTGAAGTCTAGAACAAAGAACACTAACGTGAAAAGGCTGTTTGATCTAGAAAGTAAGATCCCTGACCTTCGAGCAAAAATAATTTGCATTTTCAGAGAAAATTACCATCAACGGATTGCACAATTCTATTACGAGAATACCTCGGTACACTTTATTGACTTGTTGCTTAATAAAGTAGAGTCTAGTTCAGGCATGTTGTCGTTTATACGATCACTATCACGGCTACGGGTCTCAGCATGTTCTAGAGCAATCGAAAACATCAGGATGAGCGCGAGGGTGCGAGACTATTTTCACAATGAAATCACAGACTCTACGGACATTGTAGAATTATTGATTGATAGGCGACAACGAATGTTCCCAAATATCAAAATGATACTAGTCGATGAACCGCTATATGATGATAAAATTGTCGAAATCAATTCATTAAATAGTATCTTCTCAGTCAGACAGTGCAGTCCAATGCATTATAAGAATGGTTATAAAATCTTTGATGACCCTCTACTGGGCAATGAGGTTCTCTACAAAGGCGAGCTTATTGATGATGACCGGATGATAGGGAATAAAGAAGAACTCTTAGCCGCAAAAGTGGTGGCCGTGACGAAGTGGATGCTCACCAAATTTGGTTACTCATATATAGACAATAAGGTACTCGGGACACTAGATGTAGTCATGGCAGCCAATGTTAGTCTAGCAACACTTACAGGTCAGAATCTAATTGACCTTTGGACATTCAGCCCTAATGAGACCGGCGGAGAGATCCTCCATAGGATACCTAATATGAGATTCAATACTAGCACATATATAAGGTCCGACATGGCACGAGCACTTAGGTACACGGTAGATATGAACCAGAGAATGATAACCAACTTGTCTTTAGTCGACAGTAATGTCAACTTCGAGTACGTGACTGCTAGACTTCTATTGCTCGCAATGGTTAGGGATTTGGACCCTGATGCCATAACATACAAGTCAGACTGGCAATTCTCGAAGCTTAGCACGTTTGTCGATGTCCAGTTCATTAAACCGATGGTCTCCACGTGTACTATGAAGTTTGAGATTGAGAGTTATGCCTCTATCAGGAAGCATGACTTTTCTGAGAGACGGTATAGGCATCTAGCAACATATTACCTGAGCACAGAGGACATGATTGACCTTGCCGCGATGCCGAACTTTGAAGGAGAATTTGATAGTAAGATAGCTGTCAAGTCATTGATGCAAGAAATCATATACAATTATGCGATGGCTCTTGATCGTGATTATATGAGGATTTATTCAACGCAGGTCGACCTTGACAGTTGGCGACCATTGATTCACAGGCTAGGACGACTAGACTCTGAGTTCGAGCGTATGGGTGTTGATGACCAACTCCAATATATCAAGATGCAACTGGTAGATAGACTCACACACCATAGGCGTATCACGACGGTTTCAAAAAGTGATACGGTCAAAATAACTATACAGACCCAATGTTTAAGATACAATGAGTTCTTCCGTCCTAGAGATGATCAAATAAAGGGAATCATAGATACTTATGCTGCGATGATGGCGAAGAATAGCCATGATAAGCGACTAAGTCAAGCATTGGCCAGATGCCAAAATGCTATATTGAACCATAGACTGTATAAAGATAAACTCTCACTCTCAATCATCACAGAGTATATACTTTACTACCATTTTGACACTGTCACTGTTGACGGAAAAATCATGCTGGATTACGAAAGTGCTTACGAGAATTTCATAAAGAACGGGCTGATGTCCACTAGTAGCGAATTGTTAAATCCTGACTTGTTGGTCAATATGATGGTTGTAGGATTTGACCACCTTGAACTGGTAGCAACATCATATAAATCCGAGATACTTACGTTGCTCCAAGAGATCTCGTATGAGAATGAGATGACTGATATTATAGTTCCAAGTCGCTTGCCGAGCCTGACTCCACACACGAGTCTTACAGGTGAGGAGTATATATCGGAGTCCGCCAGGTCTACTTACTATGAGAGTTATGCTATACCGTATAGCGCTATGGAAACATTCAACCAGTTAAAACCAGCATGCAAGTATATAAGAAAGTGCACAGACGTCGGGGGCAATCCGTACTCTTATACTAGTCCTACTGGATCAGATTCGTATTGTGCCCAATACAGCTTGTTTTGCCATTTGAAGGAGAAATATGGTCTTGACAATACTACCACTATTTGTGACCTGACCGCCGGTAGAGGGGATTCACAGTACGCGGCGAGAGACGCGGGGCTGACATTGACAAGCTATGGCCTGAGAGACACGTTTACTAATGTGAATTACCAC